TTACCCATTGGCGCGGCTTAAGAGCTTATTTTTGAATTCACAATGGTCACGATATAACCATCTTGCTCGCCCGTGGATAACTTTGGCTTTTGGCAGGTCGCCGGACTTAATCCGGTCATAGATGAAGGTTTTACCGAAGCCAGTATCGGCCATGATGAATTTCAAATCAACCAGTGAATCAGGCTGTAGTTCGTGTTGCATGAGTGCTATCTCCGAATAGGGAATCGAACCTGCAAATCAGGTAATAAAAAACCGCCATCAGGCGGCTTGGTGTTCTTTCAGTTCTTCAATTCGAATATTGGTTATGTCTGCATGCGCTATCTGCGCCCATAGCATCCAGTGGTCATAGCAGTCATTGATGTTCTCTGCTTCGATAACTCTGTTGAATGGCTCTCCATTCCATTCACCTGTGACTCGAAAGTGCATTTATCATCTCCATAAAACAAAACCCGCCGTAGCGAGTTCAGATAAAAGAAATCCCCGCGAGTGCGAGGATAGTTACTTGTTCATATTATTAATCGTCAATGTATTTTGAGCATTGTGGGCAATCATCAATCCCACAATACGATTCATATGCATCCTTTATTGCGTCGCGGGCTTCAGTAAGAGTATTGAATAAGTTGCAGCTATTATCTTTTTGATATAGGTAAGTTCCTAATTTATAAGCAGAAGAAGCATCATTTCCGCTGTCTAAAATTACATCGTTATGGATTCTGCACCTTGCAAGAACTCCTGATCCCATAAGGGTCTGCATAGCCCATTGCTCTTGATCTTCACACAAATCATGAATGCTCATTTCAACACCTCTCTTCACGTTTCACACACGTTAAGATTAACAGTGTTTTTACATGCTTTGGAAGATTTATTTTATAAAAACTCTTTTAATACAAATAGATATAATAGTTCACTATTATAGCTCCTTTAATCGAGGCGGTTCTGGTAGAGGCATCCAGTGGGTTACCTCTTTGAGATACAGGTCTTCGCCATCACCGTCATCCCAAGTTGGATTGCCATCATTAAACCAGTCGACATATACGCCGACCTGAGTGTTGGGGATGTTTGGTGGGTAGTTGTTTTTAAAGTCAGCTGCTAACACATAGCATTGTCGCTCTCCCATTTCTGGCATTCGCTCACTACAGCTTATCCAACCATCCGGAGTTACCGGAGAGTTGCCCGATAGCTCGTGCAACTTGTAAGTTTGGCTTACAGGTTCGGCTTCCGGTTCTGCTATGCGTTTTTTTGCCGCTTCCAGCTCAACGCGCAGCTTCCCAACCGTAAGCGCAATCTCCTCGTTCTCCTGGTCGCGGTGTTTTATGTATTGCTGGTTTCTTTCCCGTTCATCCAGCAGTGCCAAGACGGTAGCCGGATTGGCTGCGGCGATGAATTCAGCATTGGCCTGCTGTTCCATTTGGAAATCTTCATCGAAACCGCTTTCTGGATGCGCTCCTTCAATTCTGCAAATGGGAATATATCCAGCAACTTCACGATGAATTAGCGCATCATCACCATCAAATCGGCTCTCTCCATATTCGAGCGACCACTCGCCACACGTTGCTTTTTCTGCCTTAGCACGCAGTGCCTGATAATCAATCTTGCTCACTGGTTGCCTCCTGCTTTTCTGCCTTCAACACCATGCGAGAACCATCATCCAGCTCCCACGCGATCTCACCACCTTCAGCCATGACCAGTCGCCACACCAATTGAGCAGCCTCATTGGTAACATCACGACCTGGATCATTGCCAACGCGCATACGTCCACCTTCAACATAGCGCATTTTTGCCAGCATGATAGTTTTTGATAGCGGTGAAAAACCAAGCTGTAGTCGTGCTGAATTACTCACTGGTTGCCTCCTTTGCGAAGCTCTGCAGCGAAATATACAGCTGCGGAAACAATAGCTGCATGCAGGTATTCACCATCAGAAAATAAAGAATCTCCCTTAAGTGCATTGACGATACTCTGATGATTTTTTGCCAGCATCTCCACGCCCTGCGCCCGCACTTCAGACAGGAAAGCATCGGTGGCTGGGGTTTTGATTTCGTTAAGCGCATCACTGAATCCACCACGCTCCATACCTAGCTCTGCTTCGTAATCGGCATCGAATGCAGCGTCTTTGCAGAACTTCTTCATCCCCACACTCTCCGCTGCCAGCGCCGCGCACTTGGCCTCAAGGTTATCAATCGTGATTCCAGCAGAACGACACTCCCGCAACGCCGTTTCCAGTTTTGATTCAAGTTCACCGAACTTACGGACAAGATATTCAGCGTTTGTTTCGTTAACCTTTAAATCTCGTGGGATGCATTTACCTTTCAGAAATCCATCCATCTCAATTAGTGACATTTGTTTCATTTCTTCCCACTCCTCCACATCGCATTCAGATATTTGTTTTGATTCACTGATGGAAAAGAATTTCTCTTAAGCAATTCCTCTCTCGATGGCATTGGCTTTACGCGTTGGCGAATAATCATTTCTGCCGGAAGAATGCCGGGATTGTATGCAAGTCCTCTCATGGTAAATTCCTCTTTGTTAATTTATTCGTATGCCTGCTCTTTCTTCATCGAGTTTTTTTAGCTTGTATCGCATAGCTCTTACTGAATAAATTGAGCGGCAGGTTGCAATTGCTATTTCTTCTGCGGAGAACTTACCGAAAAGTGATACTTCGGCTCTTGTCCAGCGTCTTCCACGAAGTCGGCTAACAATGTCAGCGCCAATCCTTGTTGCTTTCGCCATTACTGCTTTTTCAGTCCTTTCCAGTTTTTCTGCGATAACTTCAACTGGCATTGTCGCCGCTACTTCGCGTAAGAAATCGACTTCCCATTTCTCCCATGGAGTCTTTTTCATAGGCGATACCGTTATTTGATAAGAAGTGAAGGTTTCCCAACTTTGAGTTGAGCGCCGGGGATATTTATTCCTGCTTTTAGTTGGTGTTTGATTGCCAGTTTGTCGGCTTTAATTGTCGTTTCAAACTCAACGTATTCAGGAGGAAGGGCGCTTGAGTCGATGATTTCTACAGTTTCTGACGGTTTGCGGATTGTTACCTGGTGAATACCCGCTCGAATCTTTTTCTTGCCAACCATTTCAAGCGATGACGCTATATACGCCATAATGCTGTCAATCTTATTTTGAATTACTGCGGCTCGTTCATTCAGTGATTTTGCCTCGTCCTTGAGGCGTTCAGCATAACCAGATTCATTTTTAATAATGGCAAGAAGTTGCTCTATTTTATCGGTAAATTCTCCTTCCATGCCTTCTATTGTGTCAGCAATCATCTCTGGCTCTAAATCTGAATCCATCAATTTTGCGTATTCATTGGCTATTTCATATAGTTTGCTCACTGGCAACCTCCAGTTTCGCTTTGCATTCTATGTAAATGGCTTGTACGTTCTGCTGCAATTTCATTCCAGATGTCAGGCGATATGCTTCTGCAAAATATCGCTTCAAATCATCCATGTTTTCTGCCTGAGCCATTTCATCACAAAGAAGTTGTGCTTTTCCCATTATTTCCTGCTGGCGTTTCCGTTCATCTTCGCGGATATCTTCCTCTGATTTGTGCGGCATAACTGGTTCCTGATGCATACCTTCATCTTCGTTAAGCAGGTGAATGGCATTATCCAGTCGCTGGGCTTTAGGCCAGTATTTGCTGGCGCGTTTAACTATTGTTTTACGTGCCATCTCTTCCCAGAATGTTTTCCACGGTCCATTCTTTGCCTTGCTCGTTGCTTCCACTGCTTTAATTTCTGCCAGACTCATTTCTTCAGTGAGGTAGTCACCATCTGCTGTTTTAACCGTACAATAACCACCAACAATAGAGCCTCGCTCACCAAATGCGTTGTATTTGTGGGTTGGTGCTGAATCAAGGCCGTTTGATTCATAGGTGTCGTTTGAGTACACCAGTTTGCATTGCCCCCACTTAATTGATCCTGTCGACTGTGCAAGGTGAAGTAATCCCATATAGCTGATATCAAGGCAAACCATGCCGTCGCGCGGAACTAGATAAGCAAGTTTGCTGGCCGGGTTTAAGGTGATGCCGATCGCCGCAACATTGATGATGGCGTTCTGTGCGCTGGTTGGATTTGCCAGTGCCGTTTTAGCCAGGTAATCATTTTTCTGGAAATACTGAATTGCAAACTGGCTTTCCTTAGCCCATGTCACCGTCTGTTCAGTCAATGCTCCGCAGAATAACTGCTCTTGCTGTTTAACGAATTCAACGATATTGCTCATGCAGCTTCTCCATAAATATGTCTGCGTTTGAATATTGCGAAGGCATATTCAGCCTTAACTCTTTCGGTTATTGCATCCCAGAACCATTCAGCGGCTTTTTCCTGATAGTTACAGTCATAATCTTCCAGCCAGTCGATAGCGTCCTTAGTGTGTTCATCTGGTTTATATGAGCGAAGCATTTCGCTTATTGGGTCGCAACGTTTGCAGAGGCGATTAACTTCACTGTTGATTCGTTCGTAATCTTCATCAGTAAAACTTGCGATTATTTGCGATATTTCACGCTTATCATTCAGAGTCAGAATCATCATCTTTCTCCTGTTCTTTGTGCTGATTGAGCATTTTGTTCATCAGACGAATGAATTCTTCGTCTGACCAGTTATCTGTAAAACTCATGGACGGCCTTGTTGTTTCAAAATATCCCAAAGCTTTTCGAGCAAGCTTTTCATTCTTGGTTGTTTAAAGTCTGCTCCGGTTAAAATATTTTTTCGTGAATGCTGTACCGATAAAATCGGGTTGAAAGGGCGAACCGATGCCGCCCCTGCAATAGCGAACTGTTGCATAGGATGCTCCTTCTGTTTGATTGCATAACGAAAACGCCTCGAGTGAAGCGTTATTGGTATGCATATAAAAAAGCCCTCACACTGGAGGGCAAAGAAGATTTCCAATAATCAGAACAAGTCGGCTCCTGTTTAGTTACGAGCGACATTGCTCCGTGTATTCACTCGTTGGAATGAATACACAGTGCAGTGTTTATTCTGTTTGAAGTGGTCAACAAAAACTGGCCACCGAGTTAGAGTTTTTTCCAGTATCGATTTTCCGATTCGTTTGGTGGTAACCCACCATTATATTCGTGCGGTCTTAGTGCGCTGTAATATCCAACGATATAGTCCGTTATTGCGTGAGCTGCATCGCTGAAGCTTACATAGCCCGTCGCCGGCACCCATTCGTTCTTCAGACTCCTGAAGAAGCGCTCCATTGGGCTGTTATCCCAGCAGTTTCCACGCCGACTCATACTCTGCCTGATCCGGTATCTCCACAGTAACTGCCGGAACTGCCTGCTCGTATAATGACTGCCTTGATCGCTGTGGAACATCACCCCGACGGGCTTACCACGGGTTTCCCATGCCATTTCCAGTGCTTTCATGGTAAGCCTGCTGTCCGGCGAGAACGACATGGCCCAGCCCACTGGTTTTCTTGCGAACAGGTCGAGAACAACGGCGAGGTACGCCCAGCGCTTACCCGTCCAGATATAGGTCACATCACCGCACCACACCTGATTTGGCTCGGTCACGGCGAACTGCCGTTCAAGGTAGTTAGGGATAGCAACATGTTCATGACCACCACGTTTATACCGGTAAGTCGGCTGCTGACAGCTGACCAGCCCCAGCTCTTTCATGAGTCTGCCAGCAAGCCAGCGCCCCATCTGGTAGCCTCTCTGGGTTGCCATTGTGGCGATGCTTCTTGCTCCGGCAGAGCCGTGGCTGATGCCATGCAGTTCAAGTACCTGGCTGCGTAATACAGCCCGTCTGCCGTCTGGCTTTTCAGGACGGTTTTTCCAGTATTTGTAGCTGCTGCGATGGACCCCGAACACATGGCAGAGAGTGGCCACAGGATAACGCGCCCTGAGTTTCCCGATTATCGAGAACTGTTCAGGGAGTCTGACATCAAGAGCGCGGTAGCCTTTTTTAATATTTCATTTTCCATTTCAATACGTTGTAGCTTTTTCCTGAGCTCACGGATTTCAATTTGTTCCGGGGTAATAGGGGAGGCTTTTGGTGTTTTTCCCTGCCGCTCATCACGTAATTGTTTCACCCATCGCGTCATTGTGGAAAGGCCGACATCCATAGCGCTGGCTGCATCTGCCACGGTGTAATTCTGGTCAACGACCAGTTGAGCGGATTCGCGTTTAAACTCTGCGCTGAAATTTCTTTTTTTCATTATGGCACCTGTGTTGTTCTGAGGTGAGCATATCACCTCTGTTCAGGTGGCCAAATTCAGTAAACCACTTCAGTTGTTAGTGCCAAAAATAAAGGCCGACTATGCGGCCTTATCTACATTCCTGAACCAAACGCAGATCGGACCGTCTTCTGTATCGTGAATCGAACCGACAAACCATCCTTCTCCATCTGGCATGCTTGGCTCCCATCCACTGATGTTTGGATTCCCATCTTCAAAATACGCGTCAATTACCGTTTGATTGTTGTCGTTTTCCATTTCAACAATTGATGATTCAATGCCATGCTGCTTGCAGAAAGATCTGAACTCATCAGCTGAAATTACCTCTCTATCCCCAAACAGGTTGGCGTATTCTGGGTGCGTCCAGTAGCCATCCTCGCTTCGCTCTACTACTAATGCTTCCATATCTCACCTCAAATAAGTGGTTTGCTGCCTAATTTCATTTTCTGGCGACCAACACAAGTCACACCCATTTCACTGCGTGGCTTGCGGTAGTAAATACGGTTATTTATGTCATTAAAAACCAGCGTGAGCGTGGTTATTTTTTCTTTCCAAGAGATGGAAGACCTCCAGAATAATCTGGACCACTTGAACGATGCATTTGATACAATATTGCGTTTTTGTTGGCGTTTAGTGGCTTTGTTGCGAAAGAAATTTTTTCTCGTTTTACATCTCTTATCATCATCAACTCACGTTCTGATGCTTTTGGATGATAATCATTGATATGCTTCCATGCTGCCTTGGCGCTGAATTTTCTTCCACATAAAGGGCAATAGCATTTATATGATACTTGTTTACTAGTCATTTATATCTCGCAGTAATTGATTTCATTGACCTGTAACCAGCAGCATACAGTGCAACTTCGGGCAGGCAAACGCTTCCGCCATTCGCATCTGTATTTGATTTACTAATGATGCCGAGTGATATTGCTTTTTCAGAAAGGCTTAAACGCTTTCTCGGTTCTTCCTGAACAGCTTCCTCACTGTCTGTGCCGAAGATCGAATCGATGATGTTGCAGATGGAATCACGCTCGATAGCCAGCTTTCTGCGCCGCTCATGACGGCGAGTTTTGGCATTTCCTGCAAATGTTGATTTTCCGTATACGATTACCGTCATGATGACCTCCGTGAAGACACACATGAATGTGTGTCGATGATTATTTGTTTTTGCGCTCCCACATCCAGTCATCTACTTCAGACCAGATAGTGAATCCGATGCCGATTGCGAAAGTGATGATTGCCCCACCGAGAATTGGGTTGGTGATAATTTCCAGCATTTTCTTTTCTCCATGTGAAATGGCTTTGGTGGTGTGACCAGACTTGAACTGGTGACGCGATTCCACGGCTTAGCCAACGAATCCGCTCTACCTGCTGAGCTACACACCGCCAAACCCATCTCGTTTGGTATCTGTTTGCGCTTTGTCAGCGCCCCATCGAAGTTAAAGAGCCTGCCAATCTGTTCCGTTTGGCTTCCAGCTTCCTGCTGATGGCTAAATAGTACGATGTGTACTTTATTGAGTCAATACAAAATGTTCTAAATATGGTTGGTTTTTTATAACACTTTGTATTTTATTGATTTATATTTTGGAAAAAGAAAACCCGACGCTAAGGTCGGGTTATTGTTGTGTGTTTTATGGCGGTGAGGCGGTTAACTAAATGTCTCTTCAGGCCACTGGCTGGCGATAACTTTCCCTACTACGGAACAGCTATCATTGCATGGGATCATTGGATATTGCGGGTTTAGTGGTTGTAGGAACACCTGACCGCTATCCCTGATCAGTTTCTTGAAGGTAAACTCGTCACCACCAAGTCTGGCTATGCAGAAATCACCTGGCTCAACAGCCTGCTCAGGGTCAACGAGAATTAACATCCCGTCAGGAAAGCTTGGCTTGGATCCTGTTGGCGCGGTCATGGAATTACCTTCAACTTCAAGCCAAAACGCACAATCACTGGCTTTTTTGGTTGTGCTAACCCATCTCTCCGCATCACCTTTGGTAAAGGTTCTAAGCTCAGGCGAGAACATCCCGGCCTGAACATGAGAAAAAACAGGGTACTCATATTGTTTTTTAACGGGGGCAGATGAGTATTCGCCAACAGGTGAAAATGTACCGTCGTGGTTGAATGAGACGTTATCAATACCAAGGTATTTAAATACCACACCAATCTCGTCAAGAGATGGATGACGAGATCCGCGCAACCAGTGACCAATTCCACCCTGCGTCATACCAAGCTCTTCAGCTAACTTCTCTTGAGTTATGCCGAGCTCTTTCATTCTGGATCTAGCCAGTTCATACCATTTCATTTTCATATCCTTATTATTACGCTCTGTACTAAAACCATCCATGCACAAGATGTATTTTTTGTTTGCATTCCAAAAGTACATATCGTATTATTGTTTCATGGTTACTATGGAGGGCATATGAGCAACCTACGAAAATATCGAGAGTCACTGAATATCTCTCAAACAACACTTGCTAAGGCAGTTGGATGCACACAGGGAGCTATCGGACATTGGGAATCTGGTCGTCGCTTCCCAGACCTTAAAACATGCCGTGCTCTTGTTGCGTGCCTAAACAAGTTAGGCGCAAAAGTCAGTCTTGATGACGTGTTCCCGCCGGAACACAAAGCCGCTTAATAAGCGGATCCGCTCTTTATCAATCTGCACCGCCGACAACGCGGTAACTAATTAAGCACTCATCGAAAGATGGGTATTAGTGATTATTTACCTATGGAAATAGTAAGAAATGGAACAAACAAGTTACAGCAAACTATCACAGCGCGACGTTGATCGCGCAGAAACAGATTTACTCATCAACCTGTCAACGCTTACACAGCGCGGTCTGGCAAAGATGATTGGCTGTCATGAATCGAAGATAAGCAGAACGGACTGGAGGTTTATTGCTTCGGTCTTGTGTGCTTTCGGAATGGCATCAGACATCAGTCCGATTAGCAGGGCTTTTAAGTATGCGCTTGATGGACTCACCAATAAAAAACGCCCGGTGTGCAAGACCGAGCGTTCTGAACAAATCCAGATGGAATTCTGAGGGAATTACTGGATCAATCCACAGGAGTCATTATGACAAAACAACTCAGTCCTTACCAGGACAAAATTCACAAACACATACTACGTGATCGCTACCTGTCCAGCTTCAAGCAGCCTGGTCGATTCCGGGCTGAGTTGGAAAAGGTGAAGCTGATGCAGAAGGAGAAAGGTCATGAGTAACATATCTAATCTAGCCGAAGCCAGAGAGGCCAGAAGGCTACAACAACCGCATCAAAGCAGCGGTAAGGGGTATGCCTTGCTGCACCGTAAAATTATGGATGTGCCGTTTTACAAGGACGCAGAAGCAGCACATCTGTGGGTTCACTTAATCCTCAAAGCAAAGCATACGCCTGAGTATGTAATGACTGACGCAGGAGAAATTCTGGTAGGCAGAGGTAAGCTACTTGGCGGTAGAAACTCTCTGGCGTTTGAAACAGGACTCAAACCAGATCGCGTTCAGTACCTGCTTAGAAAGTTCAAAAAACTCGGCATGATTGACTGGGTTTCACACGGTAAATTCTCAGTTTTCTCGGTAGAGAAATATGACGATTATCAGTCAAATTTTGTACCAGCAGATTACCAGCAAATTACCACCTCAAAGCCAGCAATACCAATGCCTGTAAGCAATACTGTACCAGCAGATTACCAGCAAATTACCACAGATAAAGAATATAATAATAATATCTCTAATACTGACGTATTAGAGAGTGCCACAGCAGACAAAAAGTATGACAAGAAAAAACCTTCCGTCAGCTGTCAGGATGTTGTCGATGCTTACCACGAAATCCTTCCTGAAGCGCCAAGAATCCGCGCACTGAATGACAAGCGTAAAAACCAGATCCGAACGTTCTGGCGCAAAGCCGGAGTGATAACCCGCCAGCTTGACGGGCATGGGTTCACGATGCAGGACTGGAGAAATTATTTGAGCTACGTTGGCGAAAATTGCCGATGGATGTTCGAAGAGCGCCCAAACCATCAACGCGGAACCGTCTGGCACAAAAAGGGATTTGATTTCCTGCTTAACGATAATACCTACCTGAAAGTTCGTGAGGGTGAACACGATGACCGATAATTTTTATGCGCCGCCCCATAGCATCGAGGCAGAGCAGGCGGTGATTGGTGGATTGCTTCTGGATGATGACAGCAGTGAGCGCGTCCAGAAAGTTCTGGCGATGCTGAAGCCTGATTCATTTTACGGCCGACCACACAAAATCCTTTTCGAAGAAATAACCAGAATGCACCGGGAGCAAAAGCCAGTAGATGGCCTGACGCTTTTCGATGAACTGGAGCGTAAATCGTTAACGGCGTCTGTTGGCGGTTTTGCTTATATCGCTGAGATCGCAAAGAACACGCCAAGCGCAGCAAACATCGTTGCCTATGCAATGCAGGTTCGTGAAACCGCAATGGAACGCTACGCCATCAACCGCATGACTGAAGCGACGGAATTGCTCTATTCCCGCAACGGAATGACTGCAACGCAGAAGTACGAAGCTATTCAGGCGATTTTCACGCAACTGACAGACCATGCAAAAACCGGATCGCGTCGCGGCCTTCGCTCATTTGGTGAGGTCATGGAAGACTGGGTTAGCGACCTTGAGAAGCGATTTGACCCGTCAGGAGAACAACGAGGAATGAGCACAGGGATCCCATCGCTGGACAGGATGCTGTCACCGAAAGGTCTGGTGAAAGGCTCTCTGTTTGTCATTGGCGCTCGCCCTAAGATGGGGAAAACGACGCTATACAGCCAGATGGCAATCAACTGCGCAGTGCATGAGAAAAAGCCCGCTCTGATGTTCAGCCTTGAAATGCCAGGTGACCAGATACTGGAAAAACTGGTGGGACAGAAGTCAGGTGTTAACCCGAATATTTTTTACCTTCCGGCGACAAATGACGCTGATGACGGCTATCAGGGTGATTACGATGGTGACTTCAACAGGGCGATCGAAACAGCCAATCGCTTGAGTGAAATCGACCTGCTTTACATCGACGACACGCCGGGATTATCTCTGGCTCAAATCGTCAGCGAAAGCCGTCGAATCAAACGAGAAAAAGGATGTGTTGGCATGATTCTGGTCGATTACCTGACACTAATGACCGCTGAGAAGGCCGATCGCAACGACCTTGCTTACGGCATGATCACCAAAGGACTGAAGAACCTTGCCAAAGAGCTTGATTGCGTTGTTGTGCTTCTGACACAGCTTAACCGCGCATTGGAAAGCCGAACCAATAAACGCCCATTACCAAGTGACTCGCGCGATACAGGGCAGATTGAACAGGATTGCGATTATTGGGTCGGGATCCATCGTGAAGGCGCTTTTGATGACAGCGTTCCTCCTGGTGAAACCGAACTAATCCTTCGCCTCAATCGTCATGGCAATACCGGTACGGTGTATTGCATTCAGGCAAATGGCGCTATTTATGACACAGACCAACAGTCTGCTGAAATGCGCCGCCGTGAACGCGAGGAACCGCAATCCAAGAAGAAAGGAGGATTCTGATGACCATCTACATTACTGAGCTAATAACAGGCCTGCTGGTAATCGCAGGCCTTTTTATTTGGGGGAGAGGGAAGTGTGGCTGACTGGCAAATTCCAATCGTCATTCTTGCCGGAGCTTCGCTGGTTGCTGGCTTTATCCTGCTGAAAAAGCATAAAGACCGTGATCAAAAAGTCGAAGTTCTCTATGGGTATCCAGCGAACAGCACAACATGGCTGACCATTTACCACTACCGAAAATCAGGCCGCTGGGTATTCGAATGGGATGATCTGTTCGCTGAAAAGCGACCAAAGTCATGGGGAGACATCAGCGAATGCATGATGTTTGAAGAAAGAAAATCCGGCGCAACTCGTGAAGAGTTTAACGAAGCGTGGAGGCGATTAAGTGAGAGAGGGTATCAATGAGCAGAATTAAATCTGGTTATCCAGGGAATGGGGAATACCCGAAGCCATATTTACCTGTAACAGTGACCACTCAATCTAAGCATCCACATCATTTCAAGCATAGTGGTACAGCTTATTGGAGTGGCAAGCGGTGGATAGGTATTGATGGGTTCAAAATTGGGTATGCAAAGGTAATTAAATGGGAATTTAACATCGCACACTGGAGTTCATCCCATGAGGAAACTAACGTTTGAACTAAGAAGCCCCATCCATCAGCAGAACGCCATTCAAGCCATCCAGCAAATCCTTCCAGACCCAACCAAACCAATCGTAGTAACCATTCAGGAGCGCAACCGCAGCTTAGACCAAAACCGGAAGCTTTGGGCTTGCCTTGGTGACGTTTCGCGTCAGGTTGAATGGCATGGTCGCTGGCTGGATGCAGAAAGCTGGAAGTGTGTGTTTACCGCAGCATTAAAGCAGCAGGACGTTGTTCCTAACCTTGCCGGGAATGGCTTTGTGGTAATAGGCCAGTCAACCAGCAGGATGCGTGTAGGCGAATTTGCGGAGCTATTAGAGCTTATACAGGCATTCGGTGCAGAGCGTGGCGTTAAGTGGTCAGACGAAGCGAGACTGGCTCTGGAATGGAAAGCGCGATGGGGAGATAAAGCTGCATGAACAAATACCGACTTATTTACGCAGATCCGCCTTGGCAATATCGCGACAAAGCCAACGATGGCAATCGCGGTGCTGGACATAAATACGATGTTATGAATGTTCAGGACATTTGCCGACTGCCAGTATGGGATTTAGCGGATCCAGAATCTTGCTTGTTAGCGATGTGGTGGGTGCCGACACAGCCAGCCGAAGCGCTAAAGGTAGTTGAGGCATGGGGATTCAGGTTGATGACTATGAAAGGCTTTACCTGGCACAAAACCAATAAGCACAAAGGCAACAGTGCGATCGGAATGGGGCATATGACCAGGGCAAATAGCGAGGATTGCTTGTTTGCTGTTCGAGGGCGGTTGCCTGAGAGAATGGACGCTTCCATATGCCAGCACTTTACCGCACCGAGAATGGAGCACAGTGCAAAACCACCGATCGTAAGAGACATGTTAGCTAAGTTGCTTGGCGACGTGCCGCGCTGTGAGTTATTTAGCCGCGACAAAGTGACCGGGTGGGATATGTGGGGCAATCAGTGCGACTCCGATTTTGAACTGGCTACCGGCATGGCGATTAAACCATGCAAAATGGTGATCGCATGAAGCACTGTTATCGATGTGGAGAGCGAAAGGAAGGCGATCGCTTTCGACCCGGGCAACCTTACTGGAATCGATGGTGTCTCCGGTGTGAAAGAACACCAACAGGGTGGTTACCACTACCGCAGGAAAAGGAGGACGTGTGGCGAGACAGCGACGAAGTATCACCGACATAATCTGCGAAAACTGCAAATACCTTCCAACGAAACGCTCCAGAAATAAACGCAAGCCAATCCCAAAAGAATCTGATGTAAAAACCTTCAATTACACGGCTCACCTGTGGGATATCCGGTGGCTAAGACATCGTGCGAGGAAAACAAGGTGATTGACCAAAATCGAAGTTACGAACAAGAAAGCGTCGAGCGGGCATTAACGTGCGCTAACTGCGGTCAGAAGCTGCATGTGCTGGAAGTTCACGTTTGCTCCGATTGCTGCGCAGAACTGATGAGCGATCCGAATAGCTCAATGTACGAGGAAGAAGACGATGAGTGATTACCTGAAATGGTATCTCTGCCACCGCTGGTTAATTAAGTTTGCTGTAAAAGACTGGATGACAGCGGATGCCAACAAGCTTAAACAACGAAAGGACTATTACTACGCCAGAATGAAGGAAAACTACTGCTCAATTCGCACTCGCATATTTATTAAAAAAGACCTTCAGTCAATTCTTCAGTTGCGAGGAAAGGTAAATGGCTAACCTACGCAAAGAAGCACGCGGCAGAGAATGCCAGGTACGTATTTACGGCGTATGCAATGGCAATCCTGAAACTACAGTTCTGGCACATTACCGGATGGCTGGAATTTGCGGAACGGGAATGAAGCCTGACGACCTGATCGGCGCATGGGCTTGTAGCGCGTGTCACGATGAAATCGATCGACGTACCCATAACCTCGACAACAAAGACGCCAGACTTTACCACCTCGAAGGCGTAATCAGGACGCAGGCGATACTGCTGAAGGAGGGGAAGATTAAGTCATGAACGAATATCAGTTTGTGCTTCCATACCCGCCGTCGGTGAATACCTACTGGCGAAGACGGGGGAGTCAATACTACATCAGCGATAAAGGCCAGAAATACCGAAAAGACGTTCAGCAAATCATCCGCCAACTCAAGTTAGACATTTTCACCAAATCACGACTCCGCATCAAAGTCATCGCAGATGTTCCAGACTCCCGCCGCCGCGACCTCGATAACATCCTGAAGGGTTTACTCGACTCCCTTATCCACGCCGGATTTGCGGAAGACGACGAGCAATTCGATGACATTCGCGTAATTCGTGGCGTGAAAGTACCAGGCGGAAGGCTTGGAATAAAAATCACCGAACTGGAGAACGTATGAACGCCACAATTCAAACGATACCAGAGCTTCTTATCCAGACACGAGGCAATCAGACCGAAGTGGCGAGGATGCTTTCCTGCGCAAGAGGAACGGTGCTCAAGTACAACCGAGACAGCAAAGGCGAACGCCACGTAATAGTTAACGGCGTCCTGATGGTCAAACAGGGCAAGAGAGGAAGACGATGAGACTCGAAAGCGTAGCTAAATTTCATTCGCCAAAAAGCCCGATGATGAGCGACTCACCACGGGCCACGGCTTCTGACTCTCTTTCCGGTACCGATGTGATGGCTGCTATGGGGATGGCGCAATCACAGGCCGGATTCGGAATGGCTGCATTCTGTGGTAAGCACGAACTCAGCCAGAATGACAAACAAAAGGCTATCAACTATCTGATGCAATTTGCACACAAGGTATCGGGGAAATACCGTGGCGTGGCAAAGCTTGAAGGAAATACTAAGGCAAAGGTACTGCAAGTGCTCGCAACATTCGCTTATGCGGATTATTGCCGTAGTGCCGCGACGCCGGGCGCAAGATGCAGAGATTGCCACGGTACAGGCCGTGCGGTTGATATAGCCAAAACGGAGCAGTGGGGGAGAGTTGTTGAGAAAGAGTGCGGAAGATGCAAAGGTGTCGGTTATTCAAGGATGCCAGCAAGCGCCGCATATCGCGCTGTAACGATGCTAATCCCAAACCTTACTCAACCCACCTGGTCACGCACTGTTAAGCCGCTGTATGACGCTCTGGTGGTGCAATGCCACAAAGAAGAGTCAATTGCAGACAATATTTTGAATGCAGTCACACGTTAGCAGCATGATTGCCACGGATGGCAACATATTAACGGCATGATATTGACTTTTTGAATAAAGTTGGGTAAATTTGACTCAAGAATGGCAGATTTATATCCGTTCACATTCTTTCAGTTTTTACCCACCTCATCTTTAAGTTCTAAGCGCACTGACATGCGCATCATAAACTCGAGAGCACATAGGAATAGAGCCTGAGAAATATCGCTTTTGGCGACTTCTCTCGTGGTGATATTTCTATGTCAGCAGGCTCTAATATCTATGTGGTTCGCCTATGTTAAAACGTGAAGATGCATTGAGACTTTTTAATTACAATCCAGATACTGGAATTCTTACATGGAGGAATCCACCTCGGTCCTCTAGATTTACCTATGGCGCTGTTGTTGGCTATAAAACAAATGGATATCTGCAGGTAAAACTTTATGGAATGCGGCTATATGTCCACAGAATTGCATGGCTGATGGTTTACAATGATTGGCCAGCCGATGTGATTGACCATATTAATGGTGATAGGTCTGATAACCGGATAGCCAATCTTCGTGTTGTTACTAACACTCAAAACTCATGGAACAGCAAGATGAGGAAAAACAATTCATCTGGTGTGAAGGGGGTGACTTTTAATTCTGCTGCAAACAAGTGGGTTGGAAGAATTAGAGTCAATGGTAAAAGGATTCATGTAGGGTGTTTTGACGATATCGAGGAGGCTAGAAAGGCAATGGAAAATGCCAGGATAAAATATCATGGTGAATTCTCCAGTATGGGATAGATGGGTTAATTCGCTCGTTGTGGTAGTGAGATAAAAAGAGGCGGCGCTTACTACCGATTCCGCCTAGTTGGTCACTTCGACGTATCGTCTGGAACTCCAACCATCGCAGGCTGAGAGGTCTGTAAAATGCAATCCCGAAACAGTTCGCAGGTAATAGTTAGAGCCTGCATAACGGTTTCGGGATTTTTTATATCTGTGTAACAGGTAAGAGCATTCTCCCTTATGGGGCTTGGCTTAAATGCATTGAGTGCTCTTTCCGTTGTGCTGAATTAAGCGAATACCGGAAGCAGAACCGGATCACCAAATGCGTACAGGCGTCATCGCCGCCCAGCAACAGCACAACCCAAACTGAGCCGTAGCCACTGGCTATCCTGAATTCATCAGTGATAGTTATGCTGCGGCCTTCTACACATGACCTTCGTGAAAGCGGGCGGCATGAGGTTGCGCTAACAACCTCATGCCGTTTTGCCCGTGCATATCGGTCACGAACAAATCTGATTACTAAACACAGTAGCCTGGATTTGTTCTATCAGTAATCGACCTTATTCCTAATTAAATAGAGCAAATCCCCTTATTGGGGGTAAGACATGAAGATGCCAGAAAAAAATGACCTGTTAGCCGCCATTCTCGCGGCAAAGGAACAAGGCATCGGGGCAATCCTTGCGTTTGCAATGGCGTACCTTCGCGGCAGATATAATGGCGGTGCGTTTACAAAAACAGTAATCGACGCAACGATGTGCGCCATTATCGCCTGGTTCATTCGTGACCTTCTCGACTTCGCCGGACTAAGTAGCAATCTCGCTTATATAACGAGCGTGTTCATCGGCTACATCGGTACTGACTCGATTGGTTCGCTTATCAAACGCTTCGCTGCTAAAAAAGCCGGAGTAGAAGATGGTGGAAATCAATAATCAACGTAAGGCGTTCCTCGATATGCTGGCGTGGTCAGAGGGAACTGATAACGGACGTCAGAAAACCAGAAATCATGGTTATGACGTCATTGTTGGTGGAGAGCTATTCACTGATTACTCCGATCACCCTCGCAAACTTGTCACGCTAAACCCAAAACTCAAATCAACAGCAGCCGGTCGCTATCAGCTTCTTTCCCGTTGGTGGGATGCCTATCGTAAGCAGCTTGGCCTGAAAGATTTCTCTCCGAAAAGCCAGGACGCTGTGGCATTGCAGCAGATTAAGGAACGTGGCGCTTTGCCGATGATTGATCGCGGTGATATCCGTCAGGCTATCGACCGTTGCAGCAACATCTGGGCTTCACTGCCGGGGGCTGGTTATGGCCAGTTCGAGCATAAGGCTGACAGCCTGATTGCAAAATTCAAAGAGGCTGGCGGAGCGGTCAGAGAGATTGAGGTATGAGCAGAGTCACCGCGATTATCTCTGCTCTGGTTATCTGTATCATCGTCTGCCTGTCATGGGCTGTTAATCATTACCGTGATAACGCAATCGCCTACAAAGAGCAGCGCGATAAGGCCACATCCACAATCGCTGACATGCAGAAGCGTCAACGTGATGTAGCAGAACTCGACGCCAGATACACAAAGGAGCTTGCTGATGCTAACGCTACTATCGAAAGCCTTCGTGCTGATGTTTCTGCTGGGCGTAAGCGCCTGCAAGTCGCCGCCACCTGTGCAAAGTCAACGACCGGAGCCAGCAGCATGGGCGATGGAGAAAGCCCAAGACTTACAGCAGATGCTGAACTCAATTATTACCGTCTCCGAAGTGGAATCGATAGGATAACCGCGCAGGTTAACTACCTGCAGGAATACATCAGGACTCAGTGCCTGAAATAATTTTTTTGCAAATCACAAAGTCCATTTAATGAGCCTCGCGATGCGGGGCTTTTTTGCAATAAATGCGTACCGCAACGCATGTTTTTTACACCGAGCCTGACCCTTTGGAATGGGCCTTTGAGGATACCAGTTAGTGCTGGCGAGCCTCGGTGGGCTGGTTTCCTGTGCGGCAAAGGTTCATTTCAAATGGTAGGTAAACGTTATGAATATCGTGCCACTTAATTACAAAGGTGAAATTGTCAGTTTCAACACTGATGGTTGGATCAACGTCACAGGTGTTGCTGAGAGATTTGGGAAACGCATTGATAACTGGATGCGTTTGGCAGAAACGCTTGAATACGTTCGTGCTTTAGACGAAGCGTTGACCGGGAAAGAATCTCAAATTTTACATCCCTCACAATCGAGGTATGTAAAAACCAGCAAGGCACGAAAGGACAGGGGTGGTGGTACGTGGCTACATCCAAAACTTTCAGTTGCATTTGCCCGTTGGTGTGATGCTCGTTTTGCTGTGTGGTGCGACCTGCACATTGATAGTCTGCTTCGCGGTGAACTGACTGAGCAGCAGAAATATGAGCAAGCATGTCGCATTCGCGATGACCGGAAATCAAAAGCCAGCAATGGGGCAAGAGAGATGGCTCGCTGGCGATGGGATAAGCCGGTTATTGAAGCAAATGTCGAGTACTGGCGCGAGCAACTGCAGTTGACTCTCGATATCGCTTGCTGATGGCAAACGCAAAACTGCGTTATCGGAAAAATCAAAGCATTACGAGAACTGAGAAACAGCTATCCATTACAAAGCCCATCTACGGGTGGGCTTGATAATGAAACCGGAATTTATTCTGGGTAACCAGTTACGGCAGTACAGCGAAACAACCCAAGCCAGTAAGTGGGGAAATAACACTGGCAGCCACTGAAAGATGAACCTCCTGCCTTATGGCAAAAAAGATTCTTTGTGGTGGCGGACTGATGGAAAGACATCGGTTATTGCAGATGCCATTCAATGAGTGGTCTCGACAATGGCTTATACCCTACACGGGATAACTTAACTGATATCCCTTTTAACGGATAAACGGAGCCAACAATGGCAGAGATTATTCCCATGACTGAAGAACAGAAATTCCAGTTAGAGATTTACAAGCTGGTCATGAACCAGAACGCAGCCGCAGAAGAAGCATTTCAATTCATCGGCACTGACGAGCTGAAGCTTGAGCTATTCAAAATTCACTTCCAGTCAGGCGGCGCTAATTCAGATATCACGACCCGCACTATCGAAGCGGTGCGTAAATCGAAGGAAGCGTTAGACCTGTTCACCACCGGAGCATAAACATGGCAACTCAAGGTTTCGACAACTGAAGTGGTTTACTGAATTTGGCCACCTGAACAGAGGTGATATGCTCACCTCAGAACAACACAGGTGCCATAATGAAAAAAAGAAATTTCAGCGCAGAGTTTAAACGCGAATCCGCTCAACTGGTCGTTGACCAGAATTACACCGTGGCAGATGCAGCCAGCGCTATGGATGTCGGCCTTTCCACAATGACGCGATGGGTGAAACAATTACGTGATGAGCGGCAGGGAAAAACACCAAAAGCCTCCCCTATTACCCCGGAACAAATTGAAATCCGTGAGCTCAGGAAAAAGCTACAACGTATTGAAATGGAAAATGAAATATTAAAAAAGGCTACCGCGCTCTTGATGTCAGACTCCCTGAACAGTTCTCGATAATCGGGAAACTCAGGGCGCGTTATCCTGTGGCCACTCTCTGCCATGTGTTCGGGGTCCATCGCAGCAGCTACAAATACTGGAAAAACCGTCCTGAAAAGCCAGACGGCAGACGGGCTGTATTACGCAGCCAGGTACTTGAACTGCATGGCATCAGCCACGGCTCTGCCGGAGCAAGAAGCATCGCCACAATGGCAACCCAGAGAGGCTACCAGATGGGGCGCTGGCTTGCTGGCAGACTCATGAAAGAGCTGGGGCTGGTCAGCTGTCAGCAGCCGACTTACCGGTATAAACGTGGTGGTCATGAACATGTTGCTATCCCTAACTACCTTGAACGGCAGTTCGCCGTGACCGAGCCAAATCAGGTGTGGTGCGGTGATGTGACCTATATCTGGACGGGTAAGCGCTGGGCGTACCTCGCCGTTGTTCTCGACCTGTTCGCAAGAAAACCAGTGGGCTGGGCCATGTCGTTCTCGCCGGACAGCAGGCTTACCATGAAAGCACTGGAAATGGCATGGGAAACCCGTGGTAAGCCCGTCGGGGTGATGTTCCACAGCGATCAAGGCAGTCATTATACGAGCAGGCAGTTCCGGCAGTTACTGTGGAGATACCGGATCAGGCAGAGTATGAGTCGGCGTGGAAACTGCTGGGATAACAGCCCAATGGAGCGCTTCTTCAGGAGTCTGAAGAACGAATGGGTGCCGGCGACGGGCTATGTAAGCTTCAGCGATGCAGCTCACGCAATAACGGACTATATCGTTGGATATTACAGCGCACTAAGACCGCACGAATATAATGGTGGGTTACCACCAAACGAATCGGAAAATCGATACTGGAAAAAACTCTAACTCGGTGGCCAGTTTTTGTTGACCACTTCAAACCCATCCAAATTCCGCGATGAATGGGATAAGCAAGCAGAAGGGAAATAATCAATATGGCGACTGAGAAAAAGAAAGGTGGTCGCCCCTCTGATTATATGCCGGAGGTGGCTAATGACATTTGCGCATTGCTTTCCTCCGGTGAGAGTCTGCGCAAAGTTTGCGAACGCCCAGGAATGCCGAGCAAAACATCAGTTTTTCGCTGGCTGGCTGAACATCAGGAGTTTCGTGACCAGTACGCGAAGGCAACAGAGACTCGGGCCGACTCTATTTTCGAAGAGATATTCGAAATTGCTGACGACGTAATCCCTGATGCCGCCGAGGTGGCAAAGGCAAGACTTCGCGTTGATACCCGCAAATGGGCGCTGGCCCGAATGAATCCCCGTAAGTATGGCGACAAGGTAACTAACGAGCTTGTCGGCAAAGACGGCGGCGCAATCCAGATTGAAACATCACCGATGAGTACTCTATTCGGAAAATGACCTCGATTAATCCTATCTTTCAACCGTTCATTGAGGCGCATCGCTACAAAGTCGCCAAAGGCGGTCGAGGTAGCGGTAAGTCATGGGCAATTGCGAGGCTGCTTGTTGAAGCGGCGCGTCGGCAGCCTGTGCGTATTCTCTGCGCTCGTGAACTGCAAAACAGTATCAGCGATTCGGTAATCCGGTTGCTTGAAGATACCATCGAGCGTGAAGGGTATTCGGCTGAGTTTGAAATTCAGCGTTCAATGATTCGTCATCTCGGAACGAATGCTGAATTCATGTTCTACGGCATCAAAAACAACCCGACGAAGATTAAATCGCTCGAAGGCATTGATATCTGCTGGGTGGAAGAAGCGGAAGCGGTAACGAAGGAATCATGGGATATCCTGATACCAACCATCCGCAAGCCGTTTTCCGAAATATGGGTGAGCTTTAACCCGAAGAACATCCTTGACGATACCTATCAGCGATTCGTCGTAAATCCTCCAGATGATATTTGCCTGCTGACGGTGAACTACACCGACAACCCGCACTTTCCTGAAGTTCTCCGTCTGGAGATGGAAGAGTGTAAACGCAGAAATCCGACACTGTATCGTCATATCTGGCTTGGTGAGCCAGTAAGCGCAAGTGATATGGCAATCATCAAACGTGAATGGCTTGAAGCCGCAACCGATGCGCACAAGAAACTCGGATGGAAAGCGAAAGGCGCTGTTGTCTCTGCGCATGACCCGTCAGATACAGGGCCGGATGCTAAAGGTTATGCATCGCGTCACGGTTCGGTAGTTAAGCGCATTGCCGAAGGTCTGCTGATGGATATCAACGAGGGTGCTGACTGGGCTACTTCGCTGGCAATTGAAGACGGCGCTGACCATTACCTGTGGGATGGTGATGGTGTTGGTGCGGGGCTACGCAGACAGACAACGGAAGCGTTCTCCGGCAAGAAAATCACCGCCACGATGTTCAAGGGCAGCGAATCGCCATTCGATGAAGATGCACCGTATCAGGCCGGGGCATGGGCTGATGAAGTCGTGCAGGGCGACAACGTTCGCACTATTGGCGATGTATTCCGCAATAAGCGAGCGCAATTCTATTACGCGCTGGCTGACAGGCTGTATCTGACATATCGGGCGGTTGTTCACGGTGAGTATGCAGACCCCGACGACATGCTGAGTTTCGACAAAGAAGCGATAGGCGAGAAGATGCTGGAGAAGCTGTTTGCAGAACTGACGCAGATTCAGCGCAAATTCAATAATAACGGGAAGCTGGAGCTTATGACTAAGGTCGAAATGAAGCAGAAGCTCGGTATTCCATCTCCTAACCTGGCTGATGCGTTGATGATGTGTATGCATTGCCCGGAGTCGGTTGCGCAACCAGACTATTCCAGTTACTCAATTCCTTGTGGTGTAGGTTGATATGGCAGAAAAAAAGATGACTGACTGGCATCGCAAGGTGCTGTGCAACTTTGATAATGCCTGGTCAGCAACGCAGGATATGCGTGAGCAGATTATTGAGGCTCAACGTTTCGTCAGGGTGTCCGGTGCACAGTGGGAAGGCAGCACAAACGCTGGTTACTCATTTGATGAAGGCAGGTTTGAGCATTACCCGCGCTTTGAACTAAATAAGATTGCCCGTGAATGTGATCGCATCATTGGCGAGTATCGACAGAATCGCATCAGCGTTAAATTCAGGCCGAAGGATGACAAGGCATCGGAAGCGTTAGCCGAAAAAATGAACGGCAAATTCCGCGCTGACTATCAGGAAACATCAGGTGGCGAAGCGTGTGATAACGCATTTGATGATGCTGTAACGGGCGGATTCGGTTGTTTCCGCATGTGTGCCGATTACGAAGATGAAATGGATCCGAGTAACGAGCAGCGCCGCATCAGCCTTCTTCCTGTTTACGACCCAGCGACATGCGTCTTCTTCGATCAGGACAGCAAGCAATATGACCGCTCTGATGCTATGTGGGCTATGGAAATGTTCTCCATGACGCCTAAAGCGTTCGAGGCTGAATACCCTGATTCCATCGCGGCAAGTCTTTCTCGTGATGACACTGGCACTCAATATGACTGGTCAACTCCTGATGCTATCTATGTTGGTCGCTACTACGAAGTTCGCATAGAGAAGGTGAAGCTCACGGCGTGGCGCAACCCTGTTAGCGGAGAAACGGCAATCTATGATGAAGAGCAAATCAAAGATATTGTCGACGAGCTAACCGATGGTGCATTCGAACTGATCGGTGAGCGGACAGTGAAGAAACGCAGAGTTTATTGCGGTCTTCTGTCTGGCGCTGAATGGCTGGAAGAACCGAAGCGTATTCCGGGCGAACATATTCCTCTCATCCCGGTATATGGGCGTCGCTCATTTGTTGATAATCAGGAGCGAATCGAAGGCCACGCAGCAAAAGCGATGGATGCGCAGCGTCTTGAGAACCTGATGGTTTCCATGATTGCAGATAACGCTACTCAGGCTGGCGGTGATGGCATTCCTATCGTGGATGTTGATTTCATTCCCGGTCCATTAATGAATCACTGGGCAGAGAGGAATAAGAAAAGACCTGCAGTTCTTCCCATGACCAGCAAGAAGGACAAAAACGGAACGGTCATTTCAGAGGCTCAGGTTGCTGGCTGGACACCTCCGACACAAATGCCTCCTGCTCTTGCCGGGCTATTGCAGTACACCGGAACGGCTATTCAGCAAATTACAGGTGCGTCGCAGCTTGAGAACATGCCGAGCAACGTCGCCACCGATACCGTTGATAGCATTTTTAACCGGATGGACACGCAGTCCTATATCTACATGGACAACATGGCTAAATCCATGCGTCGCGCTGGCGTTGTGTGGCTTTCTATGGCGCGTGAGGTCTATGGCAGTGATACGCCGATGCGTATCGTTAATGAGGACGGCAGCGATGACGTGGCGCTGATGACTGGTGAAGTGGTTGACCGTCAGACAGGGCAGGTTATCGCGCTTAATGACCTTTCGCAGGGCAACTATGAAGTGACGGTCGATGTTGGTCAGTCGTTCGCTACTCGCCGTGATGCAACGGTTAAGTCGTTACTTTCCATGCTGGCACTTATCCCACCAGGAACGCCGAAGCACGACCTTGTATCGTCGATGATTCTCGACAATATGGACGGCGAAGGGATGGACGACCTGAAAGAATACAACCGCAATCAGTTGCTTCTGTCTGGCGTTATCAAGCCGAGAACGCCTGAAGAACAGCAGATGGTTGAACAGGCGAAACAACAACAGGCCAGTCAGCCAGATCCGGCTATGGTTGCAGCGCAAGGTCAGCTTCTTGCTGGTCAGGCTGAATTGCAGAAAGCGCAGAACGAACAAGCAGCCATTCAGGTTAAAGCATTCCAGGCACAGACGGATGCTCAGGTTGCTGCGGCAAATGTTGTGAAAATCCTAGCATCTGCCGATAGCCAGCAAAAATCTGATATCCGTGAGGCGCTGAAACTGCTCGGACAGTTCCAGCAACAGCAAGGAGATAATGCCCGTGCTGATGCAGAGCTTGTCCTGAAAAGTCAGGCACAGGGCCATGCGCAGCGCATGGACATCAGCAGCATCCTGCAAAAATCAACTCAGCAACAACCACAGCAGTAATTAACCCATAACGTGCAATGGCTGTCTTTATGAGGCCTGGCACCCTATTGCCTTCCGATGGGCTGAACATCGAGTAAACAGGGGTAACAAATGGACCAGATGGCAGAAAACACACCAGAAGTTGAAATCGAAACCGATACATCAGAGCAGATTCCTGATGATGTCGAACTGGCTGAAGAAGTCGAAACAGAAGATGGCAGTGAGTCCTCCGGCAATGATGCAGAGGAAGCTACTGAAACTGATGACGACGAATCAGAACAGGAATTCTACTTTGGTGACGAAAAGCTGGATTCGCCAACCAGCGAAGATAGCGCAGAGCATGGACTGGTAAAACACCTGCGCAAGACGATTAAAGAGAAAGACCGCGAGCTGAAAGAGCTGATGCGTCAGTCTCAGAAACCCGTCGAGCAGCAGCCGGTAATCACTCAACCACCGCGAATGCCAAAACTGGATGATGAGGACATCGGTTTCGATGAAGAAATCTATCAGCAACGCATGGCTAAGTGGGCAGAGGATAACGGAAAGTACCAGCAACAGGAGATGGCTCGCAAGCAGAAGGAGCAGGAGCTTCAGGCTGCTTATCAAGAGCGATTATCCAAATATCAGCAACGTGTTAAGGCTCTCAAGGTTCCTGGCTATCAGGAAGCAGAACAGGCCGTACTCGAGGAAATCCCCATCGAGACACAAAACGCGATCCTGTTTGAGTCAGAGAAGCCGGAAATCGTTGTTCTGGCGCTTGGTCGCAACGCTGAACTGCGCAAGCAACTGGCAGAAGCTACCAACCCCGTAGCAATTGGTCGTCTGCTGGAACGTATCGAATCTAAGGCCAGAATCATGCCAAAAGCAAAAACCACGGCAGCCACAACCCCGACAGTTAAGGGGAGCAACGGCGCAGTAATCAATAACCTCGACAAACTGAAAGCCAAGGCGCTGGAAACTGGTGACTGGACGCCGTATTTCGCCGCTAAAAAGGCAAAAAAATAACCTATCGGAGCATTAAGCATGGCTAACCAATCAGCAAAAGACCTTGAAATCATGTTCGAAAACTACGTTGAAGGCTTTGAGGCCGCCTGCGTAGTTTCCCGTAACGCTAAAAAATTCCGTCCCGGTGATACAGCAATGCAGCGAGCAGGTGATGTTCTGTATCGTCCGCAGCATTACCACATGAACATTGAGGAAGGCCTCGACCTCAGCGGAAAAACGCCTACAGCACTGGTTCAGCGCCTTGTTCCTTCTGTGTTCAAGGAGCCGAAAAACATTCTGTACACTCTGGATGCGCGTGAAATGCGTGACCCGGAACATAAAACTGAAGCTGGTCGCGCCGCAGGTATGCGCCTTGCTGCACAGATTGACTCTGACCTGATTTCCATGGTCACGCAGCGTGCTACTAACGTGATCACGATGGCTGACTCAACCACAGGTACACAGGGCCGTGATTTGTGGAACTGTGCGGCAGGCATTGATGCCACCATGACGGCGATTGGTGTACCTCAGGGTATCAACCGTCGCTCTTTCTGGAACCCCTTCAACTACAAAGATCTTGCTGGCGAGCTTGGTCACCGTGCCTATGCTCAGGGCGCAACCCTGACAGCATACGAAAAAGCGCAGATCCCTCCGGTTGCTTCCTTTGATAGCTACAAGACCGATATTTCTGGTCGATTACCGAAAGGAAGCGCTGAATCCTTGACGGTATCAGGCCAACCTGAACACAAGGTTGAAGCGAAAGATTCAAATGGTATGCCAGTTGATAACCGACAGGGGACTATTACGGTATCTGCATCTGGCTTGCAGGTTGGTGATGCGTTCACCATTGCCGGTGTGAATTCCGTACACCAGATCACAAAAGATACCACCGGGCAACCGCAGGTATTCCGTGTTCTGGCTGTTAGCGGAACTACCGTAACAATCTCTCCAAAGATTCTCCCTGTTGAAAATGCCGATGTTGCGAGTCGTCCATATGCAAACGTCGATGCCAAGCCGGCAGCATCAGCAGCAATCACCATTCTCAACAAGAACGCAGCACCTGCTAACCTGTTCTGGGCTGATGGTTCTGTTGAGCTGATGTACGGCAAACTGGCGTTCCCGACTGGTCAGGGTCCACAGGTAATGACAGCAACCACCGAGCAGGGCGCTACGCTGATCATGTCTTACGCCTTCGACCACATCAAAGGTGTAACCACTGCGCGTTTCACCACTCTGTACGGTTGCTCTGTACTGGTTCCTGAATATACGGGCATCGTTATTGCCGGGCAGTAATTTTGGTGGGGCTTCGGCCCCATTTTTATTGGGAGAAGACAATGGCACGAACAATGCTCTATAAGCCTGGCAACATGATCACCTGCGGTCAGTTTGCTGTCGATTACATCATTGTTGATGACGAAGAAGTTAAATCTCACCTGAAAAAAGGCTGGGTAAAAACTCCTGAAGAAACCGCAACGAAGCATAAAGTGGCTAAGGCGGAAGAAGATGGCGAAAACGAAGGGTGATCTCGTTCTTAAGGCTTTACGAAAAGCCGGGCTGTATTCCAATGCCACGTTGACAGATGCTGACCCTCAGGCAATTGAAGATGCCATTAATGACCTCGAAGACATGATGGCAGCATGGCAGGCTAAAGGTATCGAGCTTGGATATCAGTTTGCTGATACAGAAAACGGCATCATGCCGTTACCTGACGATGATTCAGGTATCCCTGCATGGGCAAATGATGGCGTCGCCTTGAAACTCGCTGTGCAAGTGTGCATGGATAACGTCATTCAGCCGTCAGACGCTCTCCTTACCGCTGCTGACAGTGCATACCAGACAATTTGCATCGCTTTAACCAAAATACCACCACTTGAGCGGCGAAATGACATGCCTCGCGGTAGTGGTAACAAAAGCGCGTTTACGTGGAATCGGTTTTACATCGAGAAAGATGATCCGAGTACGTGAGGTGAATAAATGCCGATTCAGCAACTTCCGCTTATGAAAGGTGTCGGCAAAGACTTCCGAAACGCCGACTATATCGACTATCTGCCAGTGAATATGTTGGCTACACCCAAAGAAATCCTCAACAGCAGCGGATATCTTCGCTCATTCCCTGGCATTGCCAAACGCTCTGATGTAAACGGTGTATCGCGCGGCGTCGAGTACAACATGGCGCAGAATGCTGTTTATCGCGTGTGTGGTGGCAAGCTGTACAAAGGCGAAAGTGAAGTCGGTGACGTTGCCGGAAGTGGTCGTGTATCAATGGCTCATGGTCGGACATCACAGGCGGTAGGTGTTAACGGGCAACTGGTCGAATACCGCTATGATGGCACGGTTAAAACCGTCTCAAACTGGCCTACAGATAGCGGATTCACGCAGTATGAGTTAGGTTCTGTTCGTGACATTACGCGCTTACGCGGGCGTTATGCGTGGTCAAAAGACGGAACTGATTCATGGTTTATCACTGACCTTGAAGACGAATCGCATCCTGACCGTTACAGCGCACAATATCGCGCAGAATCGCAGCCGGACGGCATCATCGGTATCGGCACATGGCGAGACTTCATCGTCTGCTTTGGTTCATCGACGATTGAATATTTCTCCCTGACTGGTGCAACCACAGTTGGTGCTGCTTTGTATGTCGCTCAGCCATCGCTGATGGTGCAGAAAGGCATTGCCGGGACTTACTGCAAAACGCCATTCTCTGATTCATATGCGTTCATCAGCAATCCGGCAACAGGTGCGCCGTCTGTGTACATCATCGGCTCTGGTCAGGTATCACCAATCGCCAGCGCGAGCATTGAGAAAATACTACGCTCCTACACTGCTGATGAACTGGCTGATGGTGTGATGGAGTCTCTGCGATTTGATGCGCATGAGCTGCTGATTATCCATCTTCCGCGCCATGTTCTTGTTTACGACGCATCTTCAAGCGCCAGTGGTCCGCAATGGTGTGTGCTGAAAACAGGCCTGTATGACGATGTGTACCGCGCTATCGACTTCATTTACGAAGGCAATCAGATAACGTGCGGCGATAAGCTGGAATCGGTGACCGGGAAATTGCAATTCGATATCAGCAGCCAGTACGACAAGCAACAGGAACATCTGCTGTTTACTCCGTTGTTCAAAGCAGATAACGCCAGAGTGTTCGACCTTGAGGTTGAATCGTCAACTGGCGTTGCGCAGTACGCTGACCGCCTTTTTCTCTCTGCAACCACTGACGGCATAAATTACGGGCGTGAGCAGATGATTGAGCAGAATGAACCGTTCGTTTACGACAAACGCGTTTTGTGGAAGCGAGTCGGGCGCATCAGGAAAAATGTCGGCTTCAAATTGCGTGTTATCACGAAGTCACCTGTAACTCTGTCTGGCTGCCAGATAAGGATTGAGTAATGGTTGATTCATCACTGAATGATCCTGTTGTGGTTCAGGCTACGCGCCTTGATGCTTCAATCCTTCCACGCAATATATTCAGCCAGTCTTACCTGCTGTATGTCATTAATCAGGGGGCTGATGTCGGCGCAATTGCCGGGAAGGCAAATCAGGCTGGTCAGGGCGCTTACGATGCTCAGGTGAAAAACGATGAACAGGACGTCGAACTGGAAGATCACGATGCAAGAATCACCGCAAACACAAAAGCGATAAATCTCCTTGAGGTCAGGTTAACAACTGCCGAAGGGAAGATAGTCGTACTGCGTAGCGATGTTGATTACTTGCTGGATGAGGTTATCGATATTCAGGCGCATCTGGTCACTGTTGACCAAAGACTGGATGGCGTAGAAAGCGATGTATCTGACATTAAGAGTGATTACGTATCGAAAACCGTAACCGAATCGCAGTCTCTTGCGTCACCGCTGGATGTAAAAACATCATATTCAGTTGATGGAATTCAGGTTGTTGGAGCAAGAAATACCGGATGGACTGCAGCCACAGGTACACCTCTTCTTGGCTCATTCAACGCTAACCAGTCATACACGGTCGGCACTACGTACACACAATCCGAAGTCGCAGCTCTCGCTACAGGTTTGCAGCAGGCGAGGCAGCGTATTCTGGCGCTTGAAACGGCACTTAGATTACATGGGCTGATTGACTGATGATTACATTCAAACCAACGCGAAACATTGACCTGATCGAAGCAGTCGGAAATCACCCTGACATTATCGCCGGGAGCAACAACGGTGATGGATACGACTACAAACCTGATTGCCGTTACTTTGAGGTGAACGTGCACGGGCAGTTCGGCGGCATTGTTTACTATCAGGAGATTCAGCCGCTGACCTTTGATTGCCACGCCATGTACCTGCCAGAGATTCGCGGATTCAGCAAGGAAATCGGGATGGCGTTCTGGAGATACATTCTGACTAACACCACCGTTCAGTGCGTCACATCGTTCGCTGCACGCAAATTCCGCCACGGTCAGATGTACTGCGCAATGATTGGCCTTAAGCGTGTAGGAACCATCAAGAAATACTTCAAAGGCGTGGATGACGTGACGTTTTACAGCGCCACACGCGAAGAACTAATCGACTTCCTGAATCACGGGAGATAGCCATGTTATATGCATTTAAGCTGGGCAGAAAACTGCGCGGCGAGGAACCTTATTGCCCTGAAAAAGGCGGGAAAGGTGGCAGCTCTGATAAAAGCGCAAAGTATGCCGCAGAAGCTCAGAAGTATGCCGCAGACCTGCAAAATCAGCAGTTCAACACCATCATGAACAACCTGAAGCCGTTTACTCCTCTGGCTGAGAAGTATGTCGGCAGCCTCGAGAACTTATCGTCTCTGGAGGGGCAAGGTCAGGCGCTTAACCAGTATTACAACTCTCAGCAGTATAAAGGCCTTGCAGGTCAGGCTCGCTATCAGAGTCTGGCGGCAGCGGAAGCAACAGGTGGATTGGGTTCCACCGCAACCAGTAATCAGTTAGCAACAATCGCACCAACGCTTGGTCAGCAATGGCTATCTGGACAAATGAACAATTACAACAACCTGGCAAATATCGGTCTTGGCGCTCTTCAGGGGCAGGCAAACGCCGGGCAAACATATGCCAACAACATGAGTCAGATTTCACAGCAAAGCGCGGCGCTGGCTGCGGCAAACGCCAACCGACCGTCAGCATTGCAGCAGGGGGTTAGTGGTGCTGCATCCGGTGCGCTTTTGGGTGGTGGCATAGCCAGTGCTCTCGAGCTATCAACTCCGTGGGGTGCTGGTATCGGTGCTGGTCTTGGTCTGCTTGGCTCGTTGTTTTAAGGGGTAATCATGGCTACGTGGCAACAGGGTATTAATTCTGGTGGTTTTCTGGCTGGCATCGGTACGCAAAATGAGAATGCGCCAAAGGCAAGCGACATTAACGCAACGCTTGGTCTGATCCGCGAAAACAATGAACTGGCTCGCTCAGGTGCAAATAACGTTGGCCTGACCGCGTTACGTGGTCTGGCTGGAGTTGCTGATATTTACAATCAGGAACAGCAACAGAAAGCTATTAGTGCGTTCAATAAGGTTCACGCTGATGCATGGGCTTCTGGTGATCCATCGGGACTATTTAAGTTTGCCAAGGAAAATCCAGCGTTTGTTGCACAGGCACAACAGGCGTTTTCCGGTCTTAATGAGCAGCAACGCAACGATATGGGCGATTTAGCCATGAGGGCTAACGTCGCTCTTTCTCAGGGACCGGAAGCCTACAGTAAATTCATTACTGACAACAAGGATAGGTTAAATCGCGTTGGTGCTAATGCTGACTGGATGATTCAGACAGGTATTCAGAATCCAGAGCAGCTATCACACATGCTGACTACTATGTCTCTCGGTGCACTTGGGCCAGAAAAGGCGTTTGCTGTTCAGGACAAGATGGCTGGTCGTGAAATTGACCGAGGCAAACTGGCAGAGACAATCCGCAGCAATCAGGCTGGAGAAGCACTTCAGGCGAGAGGGCAAAACCTTTCCTATCAGTCAGCAATGACTGGACACAATATCGCAGCACAACGCTTGGCTCTGGATCAGCAAGAGTTCGGGTTTAAGATGCAGCAAGCACAGGAAAAGGCTCAGCAGTTGATTAGCGAAGCACCTAAGCTGTCAGTAAACATGGAAAAAGGCATCGAGACGGCTGTAAACAATGCTACAGCATCATCAAACTCAGCCAATTCTATGAGTGCGCTTGCTCAACAGTTCAGAGCAGAAAAACCAACGACAGGTTTGTTCGGTAACGCACAGAACATGTTCGCAAAACTTACCGGAAGCGATACAACATTGCGTGATTTGCGCATCCGCCAAAATGCCCTTGTTAACAGTCAGGTTCTTAAATTCCTACCTCCCGGCCCCGCAACGGATAAAGACGTTGAGATCGTTCGGCAGGGTGCACCAACTGACATGGATAACCCTGAGACGGTCGCAAGATGGCTTGATGCGATGGCAAACCTTGAGCGACGAAACGCGCAGTTTAATGAGTTTAAAGCCGAGTGGATGAGCGCGAATGGCAATCCAGGACAATCGCGTAATGGCGGTCAGATATTGGGGTTGGATGTTAAAAAAGGTGAATCATTGGGGAGTGCCGTTAAGCGGTATATGTCAATGAATACTGACGCAGCGCCAGCACAAGATTCGACACCTTCAGGAGAACCACGGAATCAGGTTGGATCATATACCTCAAAATCAGGCATTCAATTTACGGTGGAATGATGAAAGTAACTGCAAACGGTAAGACATTTACCTTTCCTGATGGTACGAGCACCGAAGATATTGGCACCGCCATTGATGAGTATTTTGCTGGTCAGGCTGTTCAGCAACAAACAGTTAATCAGGCCAATAATGCACCAACACGGGAAGAACCATCATTGATGCAACAAGCTGGCGATTGGCTCACTGGTGGTCAAAGTGCAGGGCAAATTGCAGAACAGGCTGGTCGTGGTCTGGTAAACATACCATTTGACGTATTGCAGGGTGGCGCAAGTCTGATTAATGCAATCAGCCAGGGGCTTGGTGGCCCCAAGGTTTTGGATGATGTTTATCGCCCTGTCGATCGACCGACAGACCCCTACGCACAAGCCGGTGAAACAATTGGTGGGTATTTAGTTCCAGGAGTTGGAACGGCAGGAAGCATGGCTATTGGATCACTGGCAGAGGCCGCAAATCAGAAAGGCGATTTCGCACAAAATGCAGCTAAAAATGCCGGAGTTAACCTTGCCGCTCAGGGTGTTCTTTCCGCCGCAGCAAAGGGAATAGGGCGTGGAATAACGGCCATAAAAGGTGATATTGCGCCAGAAGTGGCGAAGAAAATTGCCACATCAGAATCGATGGGCGTGACACCAATGACATCTGATGTTATCCCGCCGAAAAATGCTTTCACTCGTGGCCTTACTCAGGATGCTGAGGGGGCTTTGCTAGGGACAGGTTCAAAGCGTGCGGAGCAATATGCAACGCGTAGTAAGCTGGTAAGCAATTATTTTGACCGTTTTGGTGATTACAACCCTGATGATGTGGTGAAATCTCTGACCACCACGTTAAGGGGGCGGAAGGATGCCGCTGGCGCTGTTATCAATGACGTCACCAATAAAATGGGTAATGCCGCAGTTGATACCACAAATACCATGAATGCTCTGAATACAGCGATCGCAAGACAGGAACGGCTTGGGACGTCTGCCAATCAAAGCCTGCTTACATCCTTGCGTAACCTACGTGAAGAATTAGCAAACCCTGCAACTGATTTGGATGTTACGTTTGATCTCTTGCGTCAGCACAGAACAGCATTTAGATCTAATGTTCAGGGAGATGCTATGGTCTTCCCCAACCAGGCAAAAGCAGCTACCAATATGGTAGAGAATGCAATGTCAAAAGACCTTCGTAACGCAGTTGCTAAAAACCTCGGTGCATCAGACGCAGCAAAATACCTTAAAGCAAATTCCGATTATGCAAACGTTTATAATAAGGTGCTTAATAAAAACATTGCTAACAAACTCAACAAGGCAAGCAGTGAAGCCAGTCCTGAACTTATAAATACCGTTGTATTAAGCAGAAAACCATCTGACGTGAAACGAATCTGGAGCGCACTGGATGATAAAGGGAAAGATGCTATGCGTGCAGCTTACGTCAGCAAAATAGCGGAAAAGGCCGGTGACTCTCCAGCCAAGTTCATCACTGAAGTTAATAAGCTGAAATCTCAGTCAGGCGGTGAAATTTACAACACTATTTTTTCTGGAAAGCACATGAAAGAACTTGATGCTCTTCATGAAGTTCTGCAGCAAACAGCAAGGTCAGACACCGCAAATGTAGTAACTCAGACGGGGCAATCGCAAGCCAACAGGATAAGGACGATTGGCGCAACTGCGACTCTTGGCGTATCAATGGGGCTTGAGGCTGGTTTCGGTGCAATGATGCGCTTGTATGAGTCCAAAGCAGCAAGGAATGCGCTCTTACGTCTGGCAAACACCAAAGCAGGAACACCAGCCTATGAAAGAGCGTTGAGTAACGCTGCAAATGCCATCAGGCCGCTGCTTGCTACTGAGGCAACACAGCAGTAACGTATGGGGAATTGGATTCAATCGTTAACATTTTCTTTTTACTTTTCCAACAAAAGCTTTGGTTGAATCCATATTCCCATAACCAGAAATGGTTTTTGACATTAAAACTGTTCCAGTAGGATGTATTACCCATGAGTCGATAACGCGTTGAGTTTCGCCATTCGCGCCGATTCCTATGATGGAGTTTTTAGACAATGCTTTGTAAGCCATGCCGCCCGCATCTGTCCCAGAATATGTGATGCTGGCATCTTCACCGTTTGTCTTAATGATGAATGTTCCACTAAAACCATCTTCTTCCGGATGGAAATTATTTCGTTCTGAATAGCTTATTCCGCGCATATCTCCAACGACCCAGCACTCTGCTGTAGCCCCAAAAGATATGAATAAGAACATAGCAGTAAGAAATTGCTTCACACCAACCTCCTTAGTTTTGAGCAGAACACCGGATGATAATGTTTTGTTATGTGTCTTTTGGGATTCTATCCAGTAACTCGTTGGAAATTTTATCAAGTAAAGATTTTATTTGTTTAAGATCTAATGATTTGTCTACTGATGAGACGTCAGATGATAACGCATCCTCAAGAATTTGAACTATCTCTGAGTTCATAGATCGACCGTTTCGTTTAGCCCTTTCCGCAATAGCACTACGCATGCCGTCAGGCATTCTAACCGTAAATCTTTCTATGAAATTTGATTCGTCTTTTTCTGACATTTTCTTATTCGCAAGGCATATGAGCAATAAAAAACACAGTAGCATCATATTGACATTATGAGCAATGGCATCATAATGGTGTCATGACATCATGGTGATGTCATTATGACGGAGATATTGATGATGAGCGATGTTCTTTACAGTGGTCGTAAAAGTCAGAGTTTCCAGCTTCGTTTGCCAGCGCGAATGAAGGAGGAGATCAGACGCGTAGCTGAAATGGATGGAATTTCTATCAACTCTGCGATTGTGCAGCGACTGGCTAAAAGCCTGAGAGAGGAAAGAGCTAATGCCCAGTAAAAATAGTGAAGCCCGGAAGTGCGCGAACACAAACCGGGCCTCTATGTCAGTAACCGTACCCAAGGAAACTAACATGAATATTGTAGCAAAATCAGATTATAACTTCCAAGGATTCACTTTTAACCCTGTAACAGAGGGCGGGTCTATCTGGTTCACCTCCGCCGAACTAGCTAAGGCTCTCGGCTATAAAAAAACTGATGCCATCAGCCAAATTTATGCCCGTAATGCTGACGAATTTTCCGACTCAATGTCATTGACCCTCAATATGAAGGTCAACGGAATAAACAATAGCTTACGTAACAAATCGGTCAGAGTTTACTCGCTCCGAGGCGCTCACTTGGTGGCGATGTTTGCTTCTACGCCCAAGGCCAAAGAGTTCCGCCGCTGGGTGCTGGATATTTTGGATCGGCAGGCAGAATGCTCACCGATTGCAAAACAGTTTACTGACGAAGAACTGGTTAATCTCTGCTACTTACAATTGTGGATGGAGAAGAGTCAACAAATGTGCAAACACATCTACCCAGGAATGAAGCAAATTGGTTCTGAGCTTTCAGGAAGGATTTACGATATTGCATATGAGACTCGCTACATGTCAGAAGAAACCAAGAAATCGCTTCTTCGTGAAATGAAGAATCTTGATCCCAACAATTTTGTCGTAAAGAACGCTCAGCCAATGCTGGCAAAACTTCGCGGCGAGGAATGGATTCATTGATTGGTGCCCAGGACGGCGCAAAAGAAAACCGCCAGTGTGCTGCTGGCGGCCTATGTCACACCCTTACTACCACATAAGGAATGCCTAATGACTTTTAAGAATGTAGCAAACATCGGATCCGTTGTCACGGATAAAACCATTGATAGCCAGTACCTGTTAGAGATGGTCAATCATGCTCGTAGACAGTGCGGGGAAAAAGAAGTTCGCAATAACGACTTTATTGCACGCATTAAGGATGAACTTGAAGGTGAGCACTACGAAATTTTCGTAGTTCAAAAATCAAACAAGACAACTTCTGAAAAAGTTGTTATGTCAATTAAGCAAGCCCTTCGAGTGGCTGCTCGTGAATCTAAAGCTGTTCGCCGCTCACTTGTAGACCAACTTGAAAGTATGCAAGAAGCGCACATTAAAAGCGGTAAATCGTCGAGTGGACTTGTTGAGTATCGCCAGGCGCGAACACTGAAAATGACGGTTGAAGCTGTTACCAATCTGTTCGATCTGATGCCAAATCTTGCGCCTGAGGCAAAGCAGACAGCGGCAGCAAGTATAATCAACCCGCTCGTTGGTTTTAATGCAATACCTCTTCCGGCAATAGAAGAGCATTACTACTCAGCAGGGGAGGTTGCAGAGCAGCTTGGAGTAACGGCCAACAAGATTGGTCGCATTGCTAACGCAAACAACCTCAAAACTGAGCAGTACGGGAAGTTCTTCCTGGATAAATCTGCGCATTCCAGCAAACAGGTGGAAGCATTCCGCTACAATGCGGAAGGTGTTAAAGCACTACAACACCTGATTCATGGGAGTAATGTTGCATAATGGCAAAGAAAAAATATGGCATTATGCCTCCAAGAATCAAAGGAAGAGCCAGGGTAAAAGGCGATGCTGGAAGGTATCACATTCTTGGAGTTCTGTGGCATGAGAGAGCTTTAATTTTAAGTAGACCTCATGGGTACATTGAAAAGGTATCTATAGATAGAGTAGAGATTCTTCCCCTTACACCTGAAGAAGAAGAAACGTACGGACTTTTTGATAACTAACCAACTAAACCCGCTTAATCGCGGGTTTTTTCTTTTCTAAGGATATCAGCCGCAACTTCTTTTACTCGTTCCGAGATTAATGAGGCCAGCCTCTCTTCTTCATCACGATACCCGCTTACAGGTGATGGTTTGGAGAGTGATTCTTCCATCGTAGCCACAATTTCGGAATTGATAGACCTGTTATTCATTTTTGCACGCTGCTTAATCTTAGCGTGCAACTCGTGTGTAAGCCTCAAGTGGAACTGCGCCTCATCGTATTTGCTGTACATCATCAATGCCTCACCAAATGGGTGGAATGGCATCGTAAAACCCACTGTACAAATCAACAATCGTACCGTTTAGGTATGTAACAAATTCCAACCGTAGCCATGCTGCGGTGATTCCTTGTATCTGGAGCAAATTAAATGACAGACATTACCTACTCAACAGATGGTCAGCAACCATGTTTGCTGCCTTATAAGCTATAGCCGCTTCATCAATGGTGTTGAATCTCCCAAGGGTTATGTTTTTACCTGAGACATTTATCTGAGCTTGCCATTGATTTCTGGCTTGACAGAAAGTTACCCCCTTGATTCCAGCATTGCTATTTCGAGGTCCGACATTTAATGCGTTTACGACTCTGCTGACATCCCTAAGGTTTGAGATTGCGTTATTTCTTCTATTTCTATCAATGTGGTCAATCTCTTGTTTGGGCCATTCGCCATATACATACAGCCAGGCAAGTCTATGTGCAAAATATCTTACGCCATCAATATTAATTGCGTTATATCCATAAGAAATTGTGCCAGCAACTTTCCCAACAGCACCTCTGGCGCTTAATTTCTTTTTCCAAGTGAAAATTCCTGTTTCTTTATTGTAATCGAGAACCTCCATAAGGCGCTCCCGAGTTACTACCTCGTGACGTCTTTTACTCATTATTTTCTCCGGAATGTTTATTATGCCAGAACAATTATACAACGTTGTTGTTTCACAACCAAGTCAGTTATTTACTTTAGCTCGCTCGTTTAAAGCAAATGCCAATGGCAAAATTTATATCGGTAAAATTGACACTGACCCGGTAAACCCTGAAAACCAGATTCAGGTTTATGTGGAGAATGAAGACGGTTCTCACGTTCCTGTTTCGCAACCAATAATCATTAACGCTGCTGGATATCCGGTATATAACGGACAGATTGCCAAATTCGTAACCGTGCAAGGCCATTCTATGGCTGTTTATGATGCGTATGGTACACAGCAGTTCTATTTTCCGAATGTGCTGAAGTATGACCCGGATCAGTTTAAATTACTTATTGGCGGTACAGATGGTAGTAAATATATCGGTTTCGGCGCTTCAACGGTTTACGATGCAATCAGGAAAACACCTCAATACTATGGAGCTAAAGCAGATGGATTGACATCAGATTCTGATGCCATTAATGCCGCAGCATTAGCTGCTTTTAATAATGGTGGCGGGGAAATATTTTACCCTCCAGGTGTTTATTTAATAGATTCTCCTATCATTCTTTATACAGGCGTTCATCATAAAGGCTCTGGAAAGAGAGCAACATTTCTGTATGTTAAAAAAGGTAGTAATACAGATGTATTTAAAACACATGGCTTTGGCGTTGTGGAAAATCTGTCTGATGCGCCATATGGATTTAGCATAAAAGATATGACCATTGATGGTAATTATCTTGACTTGCAAAGAGATACAAACTCATGGAGAACTTGCGACACTGTTAACAATGACTATGGAACTGCCATTAAAATATTCGGCAGCATGTACCACATTGACGTTGAGATTAATAATGTTGCAGAACATGCTCTCTATTCAGAGGGGTATGGATCATTTCATGATAATCAGGAACACGCCTCTGAAGTGAGGATAACGGGAAGAATTTCAGGGAGAGAGGGGGTTGTGTTCAGGGGGCCAGGTGATATTAACCTAGATTATATTGTTTTTGGCCCGTGTGGACTTCCTCCTTACAGCGCAAGATTAACAGCAACAAGCCAACAAAGCCTTCTTTATCCCGGAGAACCATGTCATGGAATTGTTCTTGATAATCAGTCTCCTTATACAGGACATGTCGATATAAATTACATCCATGTATATGCTGTGTATTATGGCTATGGATTTAAGACGCTGGGTGTTAACCGATTCAATGCGAGGCACGTGTGTGTTGATAATAGTTTAGGTGGTTACTGGTTTACCAACGGGGCACATGGTGTTGTTGCCATCGCAGAAGCCAGGGCGTGTGGAAGAATGCCAGATAACTACACTGGCGATTCAATTTCTCCTCTCCGCGACATGCTTCTGGATAACGGTACAATCTGGACACTTAACATCAATATAAAAGCACAAAGATATTCACCTTCAATTGATGATGATGGGTATCAGATAGCTATATCAGGCAACAACAATGTAGTTACAATAAACCAAATTGGTCAGTTACAGAGTGACAATGCCCCTATTAAAGCCTCGCTTCTTTCTGTTACTGGTGACAATAACAATGTTACTTTTACATCCAAGAGGATAAAAGGAAATTTATGTTACTTATCCGGCGGTGGTAATAATATAAGAGGTTCGTGTGATAATTTGTTTTCGGGTTCTGCTCTTATTCGCGATGCAGTAAATTCAACAACAATTTGTTTTGCGAACAGCGTAGATATAACTGCGAAGGGGCTTTCTTCTGATTGCACTGGATTTAACAGCATTGGCACATGTGCATCAGAGAATATAAGATTAATCACTTCAGGCGCAAATGGTTATAATAGGTTTTTAGGTGATAGAATGGCAGCCCTTAACAGGACGTGTACGTGGACGATTATGGCAACAGTTGGAAACTCAATAAATGGTAAATCAACTGACGATTATATTGAGTGGAATATGCCAAACCCAACAGGTAGCGAATCTAACGAGGTTGATATTGAGCATAATTTTCTGTATGCCCCAACACCAAACCAGATTGCTGTGTTGGGGTTTAGACAACCTGCTGGTTCTGCAGAAGGTGCAACTTTAAGTCCAATAGAAATTATCGGAACTCCAAGTGAGTCTTCTTTCAGAATTAGATACCATTGGTCAGGCCCTTTATCTTCTGGCTCTGCTCCAATTGTAATGTTCAGGATTAGATAGAATTAATTGATATTTTAAAAAATTAAATTATTAGTTGATAAATTGTATGCGCAAGGCCTGTAACTTGAGTGCCAGGCCTTGCATGTTTTCATTGATTTTTAAGATTGTTCACTCCACCTTTTCATCAAGCCAGTCCGCCCACCATTGCATCATTTCTCTGCGCTTATCGAGATACTGAGCATGGTTGTAAATCCCGCGCACAGATCCGCCGTTGGCATGTGCCAGTTGCACTTCAATAGCATCAGCGGGCCATTCGTGCTCGTTCATAATCGTGCTGAATTCATGCCTGAATCCGTGACCGCTTTCCAGACCCTCATAGCCGATTTGTTTGATCACAAGCAGTACCGCGTTCTCGCAGATTGGCTTCTTCTTATCGTTGCGCCCGGCAAAAACAAACTCTGATACTGGTTTGGTGATTGAGCTTAGCGTAGTGAGAAGTTCAACCACCTGGTCTGACATAGGAACCACATGAATTTTGCGTCCCTTCATCACACTGGCGTCGATGGTGATAATCCTGTTTTCAAAATCGACGTTCTTCCATAGCATGGAACGAAGCTCTTTTGTTCTGAGGGCTGTGTAGCGTAAAACTTTGGTCGCAATGAGCGATACGATGCTTCCTGAAAATGTTGCCAGTGCTTTGTTAAATGCCGGGATCTGGTCTGCAGGAAGAAACGGGAAGTTTTTCTTGCGGTATCCCTTCATGGCGTCAGCAAGGTCAGGTGCCGGGTTATATTTAGCCCTACCAGTGACAATAGCGTAACGGAAAACCTCGCCGCATCTTCTGCGGGCTTTATTTGCTCGCTCCATTGCACCGCGATCTTCAAATCTGCGGATTACTTCCAGCAGTTGCATCGGCTCAATATCCTGAATTTCAAGGCCGCCGATGATAGGTAAAATGTCGTCATCAAACATTTTGGCAAGTTCAGTCGCATACCCTACTGACCATACTTGCTTCTTGTGCTCGTACCATTCCTTGTAAATGGCGCTAAAGGAATTGTTATTAGACGAAGCCTTTTTCGCTTTTACCGGATCGATGCCAACCGAGATGTCTTTCCTCGCGGTCCATGCTTTATCCCTTGCCTCCTGCAAAGTCATAAGCGGATATTTTCCGACGGTCAGTATTTTTTCCTTACCGTCAATCTTGTAGCGAAGCTGCCATACCTTTTTCCCGGATACAGGAACATAAAGGTACAGGCCATTACCATCGAGAAGGCGGTATGGTTTTTCTTTCGGCTTTGCTGCTTCAATCTGCTTAACGGTGAGCAT